GGAGAAATTGTCATTGCATCATTTAACGATCTCAAACATGCCAATGCTGGGACCGAGCCTATTAATATTTCGGTCATGGCATGGGCCGAGAACGTCAAATTCTCTATCCCAACGCGATCAGTACCTATGCCAGCAGGTTTTTCAATTCCTGAAGCGGGTAAGATGCCCAAAGAAGGAGATGAGCACGAGTCAAACATTATCTCTCGACCCGCTACAAATGTGGCTCGAATCGCAGGAGCGCTTTCTGACGTCCCAGTTATCGGACCTTATGCTAAGGCGACTGAGATGGGAGCCACGGCTGTATCGAACGCAGCCAAACTATTTGGCTTATCAGCGCCAAATGAACTCAATTATGCAGTCTATGAACCTCGTGCAAAGCACTCTGTTGCGGTTACAGATACTAAGCAGTCCGCGAACAAGCTTACAGTTGACAGCAAGCAGGAGCTCACGATCGATCCGAGAACAACAGGAATTAGAGGAGATGACGAACTACCTGTCGCAACAATTGCAGGCAGAGAATCATATCTCACACAGTTTTCTTGGACCCTGACTGATGGATCAGGCGCACACTTGTGGAATACCAGGGTGGATCCTGGTGTGAAGGGGAGAAATGGAACTGAATGGCATTTCCCCGCTTGTGCAACCGCCGCTTTGCCTTTCCAGTATTGGCGCGGCACACTACGCTACAGATTTCTAGTGGTTGCGAGTGAGTACCATAAAGGTCGTTTACGAATAGTTTATGATCCTTTTATTGGTGGACTCACGAGCGAGTACAACACACATTACTCAACAGTGCATGATATTGCAGAATCGAAAGATTTCACTGTTGACGTGGGTTGGGGTCAGAATGTCCCATACAGATCGTCGCTTGGATGGTACTCGACTTCAGAATATGGAACGACTCCATTGACCGTAAACAACAATTCCGGCAATGGAGTTCTTTCTGTTTATGTTCTGAACAAGTTGTCCGTGCCATCAGCAGCGATATCGGACATTCAGATCAATGTATTCGTGTCTGCCCTTGATGATTTTGAGGTCGCAGCTCCTGACGATAAGATATCGTTTTTGAAGTTTCGGCCCAACGTCAGTCCTGTTATCAGACGAGGTATTCCAGAATCTGGAACCTTACCTGACCAGGATGAAGATGATCAAGGCGTTCCAGTCGAAGATCCTCCGCCAATTGATACAATGGGTGATGCATTGATGGATAAACCTTTGACGACGAAAGTCTTCATGGGTGAAGTCATAGCTTCATTTAGGACCCTCTTGAAGAGAACTTACAAGAGCGAGATCCGGCCTTTGACAGAGCCCGGATCAACCACTCTTTTTAAGATCTCTCGTGGGTCCTTCCCAACGTATGGTGGATTCGTCGTTGGACAAAGTCCCTCTGCTTCTTCAATGCTTACAGCGTTTCAAGATGGTAGATTTTACAATTCCAATTTGACGACCCTTATGAACTACTTGGGTCGTGCTTTTTTAGGATGGCGTGGATCTACGCGCTGGACTGTCGATACAAGCACAGTGAACTTGTCCACTACATACGACGATGGAGCAGGATCAGATGTGTGGAACAGTGTAACATATCTGTTGGCGAGACAGAATGTTTTTTCCAACAATAGAACCTTAGTCGATTCGGGTTCTACCCTCGCCACGAATCTCGCTCAGAGATTTAATGAAGCAGAACGTGGCTTTGACTGTTATGGTCTTCACCTTGGCAATACAGCGGTGAATCCTATCCAGACAGTCGAAGTCCCCTATCTTCAAAACGATCGATTCAAATACACTTTTGTGGATGAGAACTACGAAACATCAACAGTGGGCCCTGGTTGGGCCTGCTCTTTGATGATCCCAAAATCTGACTCAGTTTTTGACACGAGCTATCTCAAGCTTTATGTGTCAGCTGGGGAAGACTTCAATTTGTTTTTCTACAACGGAATGCCACCGGTGTACTACGAAACAAGTTTTGCACTTGATGGTGCAGGTTAAACAATGAAGGTGTCCTTTCAAAATTTAATAATAAAACCAACTCACACTAAGTCCTCGTGAGTTGGTCATAAACAATCAGGCAAATCCGTGTGCGATCGGATAAATTACGGTATCGCACAGAACGTCCCAGGGGAGCCATGGGACACGGTAGAACTACCTAAGATTCTATCGTCCGACACTCGTTGAAGTAAAAATGCTACAGTTTACTTCCCGCGTGTCGGGAAGATGTTAATAGCGCTCTTACTT